ATGTACGAAGTGTTCGACAATTTTCTTATGACTGACAGTTGGCATGCCGGCCACGATACCGACAATGAGCGTTTCTACGCCTGTTTGGCAAAGGTCGTGCATGAAGCTGACTTCAACCCGGACGTTATGGCGGAACATATCCGTGATCGGAAGGGGATCGACATCGACAATCCCGACCAAGAAATCTTCAATAGAGCGGTCGCCGATCTCACAGCGAAGGCATGGGCCATTCGCGAGTATCTAGCGGCAGGCTTCGCCTGACGCCACGCGGCGGGGCGCAGGTTTGATGCGCCCCGCCGACAGCATCAGCGCGTGCCGGCGGGCAGTTTCACGAACCGGTCACCCTGCTGCCGGATGATCTGTCCATCGGTCAGCACATAGTCGGCAAACGCCAGCACCTGGCTTCCGAACCATGCATTGGCGCGCAGCATGCGCGTGGCGATCGGCACGATCTCCGTCTCATAATAGGTGTCGCGGGCGTCCTTCACGCTGCCCAGGCCGCCATTATTCTGCGGGATGACGCCGATCAGCTGCGGCGGCGTCCGGTGGGCCGCCAGCATGTCGTCGCGGCTGATATTCTTGACGTTCGAAAATTCATCCTTCGCGGTGACGTCCGCGATCGGCATGATCTGGATGCCGTCCTTCTTCCCTTTCGGGATATGCACGAACAGGTTCTTGAAATTGCCGACGCCCTTGGCCTGGCTCAGCTTCTCCTGAATGGCATCGGCGGTTTTCGTGTCGGCCAGCGGTTCGCTTAGGTAGAGCAGGAAGCCCGCATGGGCGCCGTTGCGATAGTAGCGTCGGCGAAACAGGGTGGCATTCTCGCTCAGCAACCCGCTCTGCAGCGCGGACAGCCATTCCGGCATGCCATAGACTTCCTGGGCGACGTCGGGCTGCTGCAGGTGGAAGATATGGCCCCGCTGGAACTGATGGATGTTGCCCATCGGCCCATTCACGAACCAGTAGACGCCCGGATCGACCCCTGCGCGGGTATGGATCGCCGGCGCATGGTCGATCGTGGCCAGGCGCCCGGTCATATTGGGCACCCACTCAAGATAGCCATTGCCCATCTGCACGAAATCCAGCGCGAACCGCTCGAAGCTGTCGGCACTCAGCCATCGTGACGGAATCTGCTGCGCCACCAGCAAGTTGACCTTCAGCGCCACTGCGCTGCGATGATAGGGCGCCATGTTGAAGGTCTGCGCCAGCTTGCCCATAGGCAGCGGCGGCTCATACCAGCGGCCATTGTGCCAAATCTCGAAATATTGGGCGAGTTCGCGGCGATCGAGCACGCTCTCCGGGTCACCGAAGGTAAACACCTTTGTCGGATGCCGCACCTCGTCGGCCTCCACCTGCTCAACGCTGTCCTGCGCGACGATGTCGGTCATTCATGGGCTCCTGTCAGTCGAAAAATACAACGCGGCCGCCGTCGCCTTCACTGGCGCTGCCGACGTCGAGGGGTTCATTGGAAAGGGCGTGCAACAGCGCCCAGGCAAGATCCGCGTGGCCGATCGTGCCGTTACGGCGGGCGATATAGGTGACGCTCTTCTGCCCGGCGGTCAGCGACGGTCGGATCGCCATCAGCGCCTGCATCAGGTCGGTCCAACCGCTGTCGAATTCGATGCGCTGGGCGCGGAAGATGCTCTGGGCCTTAATGACCAGGGCCGTCTTGCTCGCCACCGAATATTCGATCGACCGAACGGTGGGGAACCAGTTGGCGACCAGGTCGCGCACCGCCTTGCCGCTGCCCGTCGTGTCGATCGCGATGTCGGTGACGTTATAGCGAGCCGCAATGTCCTTGATGAAATCGGCCTGCCCCTGGAAATCGCGGCCATTGAGCCGATATTTCTCCAGCACGCGGAATTTGCCGCGCCCAGTATCGGAGGGCGGCGCCACCACGACCAGGGCAGCGTCGTCGCGCCCCTGTTTGTTGGGATCATAACCGATCCAGACCGGCGCATCGCCAAATGGCCGGGCACCGGGGATGTCGACCAGTGCCGGCTTGAAATCCCGCCATTTGAGGAAGCTGTCGACCCGCGCCGGCGCGAGGCGGGAGAAGGGGAAGCTGCTCTCGCTGTCGTCGACATCCTCGCACTCGTAGAGGTTGCTGAATTCCTCATCCGTGCTTTCGCGGCGCAGCTCGTCCACATCGACCAGCTTGCCTAGGCCGCCGGCGACCGCGTCATGGATCGTGAGCAGATGCTGCCACGACCCATCGGGCATCCGCGCGCCGCAACGCAGGTTCTTGAGGCTGACGTCGAAGGCAACCTGTTCGCCCTTGCGCCGGCCTTTGTTCCATTCCTCACCGGACCAGAAGGCATAGCTTTCATGCGCCTTCGTCGATGGCGTCGAAAAATAGGTCTTCTTGTAGATCTTGTGCGTCGCCATGGCGCCGGCGACCTTGTTGAGCTGGGTGAAGCCATGGACCCAGCCATATTCGTCGAAATAGAAATCGCCGCTCTCGCCCTGGGCGGTGGCGCTGTTGGTGGAGAGGAAATAGAAGCCGACCTGCTCGATCGACGGGCCGGTCGGGTCGCCATCCTCGTCGTCGGGATATTGCCCGACGAAATCGAGCATGATGATCTTGCCCTTGAGTTCGACGCCAGTGACTCGCCGCACCCAACCGACGATCTCGCGGCGGAATTTGAGCGCCTGGCGCTCTGACGCCGAAAGGAAGATCTGGTTGCGTGGCCGCGTGTCTTCATCGACCGCCTCTTCGCCGGCGGCCTTCAATATCGCTTCGGCGACCTTTGCCACGGCCTCGCGCGCGAAATAGGCAGTCGCGCCGACCTGGCGGCTCTTGCGCAGCTTGCGGGTGCGCTCGTGCCGATGCTCCCACCACAATTCCTGATAGTCGAATGTCCATGCGTGGAAATGGTCGAGCAGCTGCTGCCACTGTTCCAACGTCAGGAAATTCCGGCGCTTCTCCGCGCGTTTCGCCTTGGCCTTGTCGTCGTTTCGGGCGCCGACCTTTTCGTTGAGATCACCTTCCTTACCGCTCTGGCTATATTTGCGGATCCGCGCGGCCCGCTCCATCTGGCGCATCAGGAAATCGACGCGTTTCATGTCGCCTTCGTTGAAGTCCGGCTTATCCAGATAGGTGGCGATCTTCGCCTCGATCCGGTCCTCGATCACGACCATCGGCGGATCGAAATCCCATTTGTCGCGGTTCTTCCAGCTGGAGATCGTTCCTTCACTCAGCCCCAGCTCGTCGGCGATGTCGATGATGCGCCACCCGCGCCAGTAGAGCGACCGTGCCTCCCGGCGCTGGGCACGCCCCACCTGTCGGCTGATCGCCTGATAGTCGTCGGGTTCGGAAAGCGCGGTCGGCATAGCCTGCCATCCACCCACTTCCGGCCCCGCTGTCGAAGGGGTCCACAGGTAGCAGGCGATGCTACCGCGCCCGCGCGTTGCCTAGAAGCCTCCCAATCGGCTCTTCGTCCATCTGACGAAAGCGGAAAAGCCCCCGCCGACACGGAGCCGACACATGAAGACCAAGCCTTTCCTGCTCGCCACCGCCGGTTCGACCGTCGACGGCCGCACGATCGATGAGAAGATGCTGAAGGAAATGGCCTCCAGCTATGATCCCAAGACCTACGGCGCGCGCCTCAATATCGAGCATATCCGGGGCATTTCCGGCGAGAAGCCGTTCAAGGCCTATGGCGATGTGCTGGAGCTGTCGACCGCCGAAGTGACCGTCAATTTCAACGGCAAGGACGAAAAGCGCCTCGGTCTCTATGGCGTCTTCGACGTCACCGGCGATGCCAAGGCGCTCAACGACGCCAGCCAGAAGGTCTATCCCTCGATCGAGATCGAGGACAATTTCGCCGGCAAGGGCTTCGCCTATCTGATGGGCTGCGCGCTCACCGACAGCCCGGCCTCGATCGCGACCGAGCGCCTCCAGTTCAACCGCTCGCGCCCCGGCGTCCTCAACTTCTCGCGCGACGAAAGCGCCCTGCTGGAATTTGCGGAGGACAAGGGCGAGCAGGACGGCGCCACCTTCCTGACCGGTCTCAAGGGGCTGTTCGATGATTTCGCCGCGAAGTTCGCGGCGCCCAAGCCGGAGGAAAAGCCGGCCCCGCTGGCGAAGGAAGATGCGGCCGCACCGTTTGATTTCACCGCGATGCAGCCGCTTTTCGAGGGCCTGACCAAGACGATCGCGACGGGAATGGACGCGATGCGCAACGAGTTCCGCGGCGAGATCGACGGCCTCGCCCTGCAGTTCAAGAAACTGGCCGATGAGAAGGAGGACACCCCTTCCGGCAACTACAGCCGCCGCCCGCCCTCGGATGGCAAATCCGGCGCCTACAACGGCGTCTTCTGACCCGCCCCGCAACCGCACCCCACGCCACCATCACAGGATTTGAACCATGGCGAAATATGTACTTTCTGATCGCGGCCGCCGGGCGCTCGATGGCCTCTATACCGCAATCGCCCAGATCAACGGCGCCTCGCGCGGCGTTCACAGCAGCTTCGCGCTGGACCCGACCGCCGAACAGCGCCTGGAGGATCTGCAGCGCGAACAGGTCGCCTTCCTCCAGCGGATCAATGTACTTGGCGTCCGCGACCTGATCGGCCAGGTCATCGGCCTGGGCACGGAAGATATGATCGCGTCGCGCACCGCTGAGGAAGATCTGCCCCGCAAGCCCAAATATGTCGGCCAGACCGAAGGGCGGGAATATCGCCTCTACGACACCGAGTTCGACACCAAGCTGCCCTGGCAGATCATCGACGCCTGGTCGAAGTTCGACGATTTCGCCCAGCGCTATTCCCGCCATGTGGCGATCTCTGTCGCCCTCAGCCGCATCGCTGTGGGCTGGCACGGTCTCACTGCCGCCGCCAGCACCAACGCTGTTACCAACCCCAACGGTGAAGACGTCAACATCGGTTGGCTCCAGAAGCTGCGCCTGGAAAAGGCGGATCACGTCATGGGGCGCGCCACCGTCACTGCGGGCGGCGTCACCACCGCGACGGGTGCCGCCGCGCCCATCTACATCGGCAAGAACGCCGATCACGCTGATGGCGACTACAAGAATATCGACGCCCTGGCCTATGACCTGATCGCCGGTATGCCGTCCTGGGCGCGCAGCTCGACCGAACATGTGGTGCTGGTCAGCCAGGATCTGGTCGATGAGAAGTATTTCCCGATGATCAACCGGCCCCTGGCCGACACGATCGACGGGGGGCGTTCGACCAGCGACGTCGTCACGCGCGACATCATCATGTCGACCCAGCAGCTTGGCGGCCGCCCGGCGGCCATCGTGCCCAAGTTCCCGGAAAAGACCATGGTCATCACCCCGCTGGCCCAGCCCAACGGGTCGGGCAGCTCGAACCTGTCGATGTATTATCAGGAAGGTTCCCGCCGCCGCTACATCAAGGATGAGCCGGAAAACAAGGCGTCCCTGGTCGACTATAACAGCGTCAACGAAGGCTATGTGATCGAGGATACCGATTTCATGGTCATGGCGGAAAACATCACCTTCGGTGACCGCCCCTAATACCCAGGGGCTGTGACGGTGGTGGCTGGCATCCGGGCCGGCCCCACCAGAGCCTGCAGATGACCGTGGCGGGGAGCGATGCTCCGACACTGCCCGGTCGGCCGCCGCCGGATAGAGCGGTCCAATCATCAGGAGACATCATGGTCAGCCCCTTCCGCCGCCACCAGCAGAAGATCCGCGCACAGATGAGCGGCGCTCCCGTCGCCGCCGCCGCTGCCGTCGCGCCGCCCGAACCGCAGGGCGATACGGAGGCGGGGCGCGAATATGCTATGATCCGCGTCCTGCTCCATGATGACCTGCGCAAGCTGGCCGACGTCGCCTCGATCGAGGCACGCAATCCCATGAAGGCCGAAATGGCCACCGCCTATGCCGACTGGATCGAGGGTGTCCTCGCTGCCGGCGAACAGGGCCTGGCCGCGCAGGACGAGATCCTTGTGACCAACATGATCTGGGCGATCGACTATCGCGATTTCGACTATGCGTTGCGCCTGGGCGCCCATGTCCTGAAGTTCAACCTGACCCTGCCGGAACGCTACAACCGCACCGCCGCCTGTTTCCTGGCCGAAGACATCGCCACCGTCGCGCTGGAACAGCATGAGCTGGTGACGCTGGAACAGCTGGTCCAGATCAACGCCATGACCGTCGGCGCCGACATGCCCGACCCGGCCCGCGCCAAGCTGCACAAGGCCATCGGCCGCGCCTATGAGCGCCGCGCCGACGCCTTCGACCCCACGGCGGACAATGCGCCGGCGGGCGGCAAGGCGGCCTATGCCGAAGAAGCGCTCACCCATCTGCAACGCGCGCTGCAGCTCGACAGCAACGTCGGCGTAAAAACCGACATCAAGCGCGTGATGCAGATGCTGAAGAAATTGGCAGAGGCCGCCGCCACCGGCGCCCAATAGCCAGAACGGCCCGCCCCACGGCGCTGGGGGGCGGATGGACGGTCCGGACGGCCCTTCACGGCCCGCACGGCCCAGCCATCCCCACCCCCCAAAACTTAGGAACCACACATGACCGGCCTCATCTCCTCCCCTGTTCCCGCGCCCGATCCCGCCGGCGCGCAAGTGGTGGCGGATGACTGGTTCCCGCCGGTCAAGCTGGACGACGTCCGCGAACGCCTGCGCCTGGGCGAAGGGGCGGTGACGAATGCGCGCCTGGTCGAGGCGATGGAGGGCGGCATGGTCCATGCCTTCCGCGAGCTGGCGGACTGGCGCACCGCCCGCGTCCTCGCCGGTGCCACCAGCCTCGACCAGGTGACCGACCAGATGCTCAATGGCCGCAACTATGCGGTGCTGCTCTGGGAACGGATCGTCCGCTATTTCGCCGGTGCCGATCTGGCCGCCGACTATCGCGACGTCACCGCCACCGATCAGGGCCTTGATCGCTCGGCGGAAAAGGATCTGACCAGCGACGAACTGCGCCGGCGCGCGCTCGCCGCCGTCGCGGATCTGCGCAGCATCGCGGCAGCAAAGCCGGTCGAGCGGAACCGGGTGGAGCTGATCTGAACATGACCACCGTCACCGCCCTGGAAGGCGACACCGTCGACGCCATCTGTTGGCGCGAGCTGGGCCGCACCAAGGGCGTGACCGAACAGGTGCTTGCCCTCAATCCCGGCCTCGCCGCGCTCGGCCCTGCGTTGCCCGGCGGGACACAGGTCATCCTGCCCGATCTCGCGCAGCTCACCCCGGCGGTGCTGGAAACCGTCAATCTTTGGGACTGAGACAATGAACAAGCTCGACAGCCTGCGCGCGGCCATTACCCAGGCGCTGCCCGAATTGCAGAAAAGCCCGGAAAATCTGCGCCTCTGGATCTCGCGCGGTTCCGGGCGATGCCAGGCGACGGCATCCCACGCTTTCGGCTTCGACTATGAGGCCAATGTGCTGATAGTCGAGATGGGTAGCGACTTCGCCGTGCTGGCCCATGCCATCTTCCGCTGGCTGCGCGTCAACCAGCCCGCCCTTGTCGTGCCACCCAACGAGGGCTTCACCTTCGACGTCGATCCGCTGGACAATGGCACCGCCGACGTCCTGTTGCAGTTGCGCCTGACCCAGAATGTCACCGTGGCGCAGAAGGAGACCGGCGGCTTCGACATGCACTATCTCGCCGAGCCGGACCCGCTGTTCGCCGATGGCCTGGGCTTCGAGGATGCGATGCCGGTCCCGCCCTTCGCCGGCGTCGATATCGATGACTGAGGATCTTGCCGAATTCGAACAATGGCTGGGCCGCATCCTTGCCGGCATGGATCCGGGCCGCCGGCGCCGCGCGACCATCAAGCTGGGGCAGGAACTGCGCCGCGCCAACCTGATGCGCATCAGCGCCAATGTGGAGCCGGACGGCGGCGCCATGGAAAAGCGCAAGGCGTCGGTCAATGAGCGCGGCCGTGTCCGCCGCCAGGCCGGCTCCCGCATGTTCCGCCGCCTGCGCCTGGCCAAGGCGTGGAAGGTATCGGCGGATGAAGATGGCGTGGAGATCACGCCGGCGTCGGCCGCGATTGACCGGATCGCGTCGGTCCATCATTTCGGGGAGACCGATCGCGTCGGCCGCCTGCGCGACGGGCGCACGATCCGCGCCAAATATGTCGAGCGCCGGCTGCTGGGCTTCGCCGATGCTGACAGGCTGATCATCATGGAAACGGCCGCATCCCTCCTCGATCCCGACGCGCGCTGATTTGCTGCGGTAACATCGGCTATCACCGGGCCGCCTGCTTCGCGCGCGCGACACTCCGGGCCATGCGATGGACATGGCTTCTCTCCCGCCCGCATCCGTCGCTGTAGACCTGTCCCGCCTGCCGCCGCCGCAGGTGGTGGAGCAGCTCGACTTCGAGACCATCAAGGCCCGCATCCTCGCCAAGTTCGAAGAACTGGTGGAGGCCGGCGGCGGCACCTTCGATGCCCTGGTCGAAAGCGATCCGGCGATGAAGCTGATCGAGGTGTTCGCCTATCGCGAACTGAACATGCGCCAGAATTTCAATGAGCGCGCCGTGTCGATGCTGCTACCCTTCGCGACCGGCGCAGATCTGGAGAACCTCGCCGCCTATTTCGGCGTGGCCCGCCTGGAGGGGGAGGATGACGAAGCCCTGCTGCGCCGAGTGCAGCTCGCGCCCGACAGCTACACGGTGGCCGGCCCGGAAAGCGCCTATGTCTATCACGCCCTGACCGCCGATGTGACGATCGCCGACGCCAGCGCCATCATGCCGGCGCCGGGCGAAGTGCTGGTCAGCCTGCTCAGCAGCACCGGCGACGGCACAGCCAGCGCCGAACAGATCGCGGCGGTCGCGGCGGTCGTGACCCATGACGAAGTTCGTCCGCTGACAGACTATGTGTCGGTGCAGAGCGCACAGATCGTGCCTTATGCCATCCATGCCCGGCTGCGCGTTGCCTATGGCCCAGACACCGCCCTGGTCCTGTCCACCGCCCAAGCCTCTCTCGACGCCTATCTGGCGACCCGGCGCAAGCTGGGCCGTCTGGTGAGTTATAGCGGTCACGCCGGCGCGCTCCAGGTCGCGGGCGTCGAAACGCTGGAACTGGTCAGCCCCGTCGCCGACATCGCGATCAGCCGAACCCAGGCGGCCTTCCCCACTTCCATCCTGATTGAGGCGGTGTGATGCCGGATCCCGCCCATCTTCTCCCGCCCAATGCCAGCCCGATGGAGCGGGCGTTGTCGGTCGCGCCGGCCCTGTCGCTGGCCGACGTGCCGGTCGGCATCGACCTGATATGGGTGGCCGAACACTGCCCGGACAACGTCCTCCCATGGCTGGCCGGCGGCCTGTCGATCGACATCTGGGAAACCAGCTGGAGCGAGGCGGAGAAGCGTGCGGCGGTGGCGGACGCGATCCGGTTTCAGCAGCGCAAGGGCACGCCGGCGTCGCTGCGCACCGTCCTCGATCGCTTCGACGCCATGATCAAAATCGTCGAATGGTTCCAGGACCGCGAGACGCTCGATCCTTACACTTTCCGCCTGGAACTGCCGCTGCTGGACGAAAGCGACGTCTATTATGACGAACTGCTGGTCGCCCGGATCCTGCGCGACATCGCCCAGGTCAAGCCTGTCCGCGCCCACATGCTGGCGGTCTACAAGGTGAAGGCCGAAGCCGCTGCCTGGCTGACGTCGGTCGCGCGGATCGGCGGCCTGACCCGCCTAGACAGCCAGGCCGACCAGCTCAGCGCGCTCGATCCCGTCTGGGACACCTATCTGCAAACCCACGACGGCGAACCGATCCTGACGGCCGCCGGCGGCTATATGGAGGTCTGACGCATGGCCACCGCGCAATTCATGGTGACCGCTGCCGGCCTCGACGCGCTGGTCAATGCGCAGGGCGGCGCCACCGATCCCATTCGCATCGTGTCGCTCGGCGTCACCGAAAGCGCCTTCACCATGGCGCCGACCATCACCGCGCTGCCCGGCGAACTGAAGCGCATCACGACGGTGTCGGGCATGGCCGGCAGTGAGACCACGATCCACATGACCGCGCAGGACGTCAGCACCGATGTCTATGAACTGCGCGGGCTGGGCCTGTTCCTTGAGGATGGCACCCTGTTTGCCGTCTATAGCCAGGCCGAACCGATCTTCCGCAAGGTGACGGTCAGCTTCTTCCTGCTGGCCCTCGACGTCGCCTTTACCAACGGCGTCGCCGGCGACATCATCTTTGGCGATACCAGCTTCCTGAAGACCAACACTCGCGAGACGGTGAAGGGCGTGGCGGAGATCGCCACCAATGCCGAAGCGGACGCGGGGGAGGATGATGCGCGCATCATCTCGCCCAAAAAGGCAAAGCGCCTGCTCGATGCGCTGCATACGCTCATCACCGCCGAAACCGACGCCGACCTGTCCGCCCTGGCCGATGGCTTCGACGCTATCATCGCGGCCCTGGTCGCCCGCACCATCACCGGCAGCGGTCTGGTCACGGGCGGCGGCGACCTCAGCGCAAGCCGCATCCTGTCGGTTCTTGCCGCCAGCGCGGCCGATGTCGCCGCCGGCGTCGCGGCCGATCGCGCGGTGACCCCGGCGGCGCTGTCGGGCCTGCCGCGCTTGCTGGCTCAGAATGGCTATGCCCATCTGCCCGGCCTTGGCGGACTGATCCTCCAATGGGGCCGCTTCTCCGCGCTGCCCAACGCCACCTCGTCGACCATTTTCCCCATCGCTTTCCCGACCGAATGCTTTGCGGTCGTGTCCGACGGCGGTGTCAGCGGCGGCGCCGACAGCCAGGACAACCCGCCGGTCCTGGTCGCATCATCCATCAGCCTGACCGGATTTACTGTGTTCAGCGCCGACGACAGCAGCGCGACCCGCATCTATCTGGCCTTGGGGATCTGATCATGGCGATCTTCTACTCCGCCGACCGCAATGGCTTCTTCGACGATGCCATCCACGCCGATCTGCCCACCGACGCGCAGCCGATCACTGCTGGCCGCCATCGCGAACTGCTCGATGCACAGGCCGCTGGCGCCACGATCGAGGCCGGCGACAATGGTAAGCCCCGCTTCCGCCGCCCGTCGGCCGATGCGCGCCGCGCTGCTTTGCTGCGCCTGGTGAAGCGCGAAGCCGCGCGCCGCATCGCTGCGGTCTCTCCGATCTGGCGTCAGCTGAATGACCAGCGGGCGCCGACGACTGACGGCGAGGCCCGTTTCGCCATGATCGACGCGATCCGCGCCGCATCCGATCGGATCGAGGCGCAGGTTGCAGCACTTGATGGGGCTGCGCTGGCGTCCTTTGCGCTCGTTTCCCATCCCTTCTGGCCGGAGTCCTGATCCATGCCGAAGATCAAGGATCTTCCGCTCATCGCCGATGTCGATGGCAGCGAGGATATCATCCTCGAAAAGGGCGACACCACCGGACGGTCGACCCTGTTCGGCTATATGCGGCAGCTGGGATTCACCCTCAGCAACGTCGTTCGCGCCCGCATGACTATGAGCAAGCCGGGCGACCCGATGTTCGCCCTGCGCTATCCCGACGACAGCCTGCTGCCGATCATCGATGCCGACGGCTATCCGCTGGTGCATCGCCCCGGCGGCCCGGAGCCAGTGGCCCATCGCGGCCGCATCGCCATGTCACCCGGTGTTATCGATGGGGAGGCCCTGGTCGAATTCACCTGCGATGCCGATGGGAATGTGACCGGCGGCACCGGGTCTATGGGCGGCGAATTCAAGTGGATCGGTGATCGGTTCGTGCGGACCAACGCCAATGCCTTCCAGGCGCAGCCCGCCAGGACCGTCTATGAAGGCCAGGACTGGACCAATCCGCAGCAGCAGGAACTGCTGGCCCGGCCTGCCGGCGCCATGACCGCCTATATCCTGCTCGGCGCCGGCCAGTCCCTGTTCGACGGCGAAAATCAGAATCTCGACGATGCGTTGATCTCGGCGGTGCCGGTCTACCCTGATCAGGCGCTGATGCTGCAGGGCGGGCCGCGCCTCGCCACGATCAGCGAGGAAGCCGTGCTGGTGCCGCTTGCCGAGAATATCACCAACCAGGGCAACGGCGTCGATCGCCAGCAGGAAACGCCGCTCAGCGGGTGGGCCACCCACTTCATCCGGGACTATCATGACGCATTCGGCCAATTCCCGACGGTCCTTGGCATGTCCATGGCGGTGGGCGGCCACCCCTATCTTGCGGTGAAAAAGGGCACTCCGGCGTTCCGCAACCTGTCCGAAGGGCTGCAGCTGGCCTTCGACGCTCTCCGCGCGCGCGGCTTCACTGACATCCGCGTCGCCGTGGGCTGGGTATGGGGCGAAAGCGACACCGGCTTGGACCGCATGACGCAAAGCCGGGCCATGAAACAGGCCCATCAGTTCCGGCGTGATGTCGGCGACATCATTCGCCGCATCACCGGCGAAGTCGCTGAACCGCTGATGATCATGACCCAGACCAGCTTCATGAAGCCGGGCACTTCCCCCTGGGATCAGCCGGTGCGGCAGGCGGTGGTCGAACTGGACAAGGAACCCGGCTTCGTGCTCGCCGGGCCGGTCTATCAACATGCCATGACCGGATCGGAAAACCCGGCCGACTATCATATTCACCCCGGCAATCTGGGCAAATACAGCATCGGCCAGCAGCTGGCGCGCGCGCATATCGCGGAAGAGCTGGGCGCCACCTGGCACGGCCCGCGCGCGCTGGCCGCCAGCTGGGCGGCCACGCCGGGCGGGCCGTGCCAGATATTCGGCACGCGAATCATCATCGACTGCGACAGCATGGGCGCGGCGCTCGTGCTGGACATTAGCGAAACCAAGGTGAAGCTGGCCGGCCTCGCCGATTATGGCCTGCTGTTCGACGACGCCAGCGGCGCGCCGCCCGCCATCACCGACGTGAGCGTGACCGGGCAACAGATCATCGTCGATCTGGCCTGGAAGCCTGCCGGCCCCAATTGCCGCATCGGCTATGCCCTCAAGCGCAATGCCGACCAGTGGGACGCCGATGGCCCCGTACTGGGCGCCCGAGGCTGCATCCGCGACGATCAGGCCAGCATCCGGATCTGTGATGGCGTTGCCCAGCATAACTGGCTTCCGGCCTTCATCCTCACTCTCCCCAAGCCCTAAGGAAAGCCGATGACGACCGCTTTCGACGTCAATGGTCAGCCCTGGACGCAGACCAACCTCAAGGACGAAACCACCGATCGGCAGGAAAGGCTGCTGGAATTCAGCCCGTCGCTGCTGCTCACGCCCCATCGACGCTATGTCGAAAAGGATGCGGACAATAATCTGCTGCGCTGGCACGATGCCACCGGGCGCGGCTTCTATGCGCCGCGTGGCGGCGCGGTCGAAGTGCGGGACGGTGCTGACGACATGTGCGGACTGGCCTTCTATGCGCGCGCTGGTCAGGCGTTGCGCGACAGTCTCAACCTCGATCGTCTCCCCGCGCCAGGTCAGCCAGGCACTATTGCCCTGCTGCTGCGCGAACGCGGCGGCGCCGGCACGCTGGGCGGCGGCATTCTGGGCAACCGTGCGCCGTTCGGCACTGACCTTCTTGCCCTTTATGTCGATGAAAGCAGCGGCAACCTCAACCTGCAGATGCGCTTCGGCGACCTTGATCGCGCCCTGTTCTCCACCGTTTCGGTCACCGACACGCAAAGCCATATCGCGCTGATGACCTGGAAGGGGGCGGAGGCGGGCGCCCGCGTCATTCAGGACGCGGTGCCGCAGCTGCTCGTCAACAATACGCTGATGCTCGGCGATGACCCAGACGCCCGCAAGTTGGTCATTGGCGGATATGGCGCGCCGGCAACCAATCCCCTGCGCGGCCTGGTCGGCGCGATCGGCGTCTGGCCTGTCTACACCGGCGATGATGCGGGCGCGGACCTGCGCGACGACATCTACGCCGAATTCACGTCCTACCTGCCCGCCCTTGGCGCCTGATCGGAGGGATCAAATGGTCACAGTAAATCCGGTAAATATCGGCGACATGTCGGAAGCTGCTGGGACACCTGTTGTCCTTCCTGTCGTCCAGGCTGGCATGGAAGATATCCTGTCGTTGGTCGCTAATGTGCGGGGTGTCACGCCGATTGCTGCGCAGGGCGGAGCGGTCGTTATTTGGCTGGAAAATGGCGACCTCGCGGCCCGCGGCCTGACACCCAGCTTTCGGGCGATGGCGACCGCTGATGTGTCTCGAAAAATCAATCACACGCTCGGTTTGCGCGCCGTGGTCGAGCAAGGCGGCAAGGTTGCGATCTGGCTGGATGCTTTGGGCGATCTCGATGCAAAAGGGATGGCACCGAACCTACGACGCTCGGCGGTGTCGGATATTTCAGCACCGGTGAGCCATTCTACCTCCTTGGTCCCGGTCGCTGAGCTTGGCGGGAAGGTGGCGATCTGGCTTGAGCGCGGTCTTCTCGGGGTACGCGGTCTTGCCCCCTCCACGTTGAAGGCGGTCGGCAATGCACTCACTTCGCGCTTTGCTCCTGCGGCATCGTCCGGAACGCGCCCACTGGCAACCGACGGCCGCACTCTGGGACGGTTCCACGCCAAACTCGGTATGCTTCGCGCCGGCGCGCCGGTGCAGATCCATATTGGCTTCAATGGAGACAGCTGGTCGGACCAGCGCTGGATCGCTGAGGCTATTCAGGCGGTCATCGGCGAAGAGTTCACCTTGCTTCAGGCGCCGGGGTTTATCTCCTGTAATAACGACCAGACCGCACTGAACGGTGTGACCCGCACCCATTCGGCAGGCTGGACCTACACGGATGGCTCGAACACGATCGTGCATCCTTACGGGACTGGGCCAGATGGCAAGTGCATGTCCACCAGCGCGACTGACCAGACCTATGCCGTCGGCAACATCGTTGCGAAGACCATCCACATTTTCCACAACAATCACGGCGGGACGTTGAGCTATCGGGTGGACGGCGGCGCCTGGTCGTCCGATGTCGTCTGTCCCAACGACGGGACGCCCGCCAATATCGCGATCACCGGCCTGACCGAAACCGCCCACACGCTGGAAATCCGCACGACCAACAATACCGGTGTCGTAGCGATTACTGGCTTTGCTGGCCTCACCGACACCCCCGGTATCCTTCTCTCGAAATGGGGCAATGGCGGGACCACTGGCTATGCGATCAACTACTATGTTGCTGGCATGGCACCCGTTCTCCAGGTGCTGGATATCGACATCAATTTCACCATCTTGGCGACTAACGATATCCGTGGATCTTCATCCAGTCCGGCGCTCTTTACACAGGCCATGGGCGGTATTTTCGACGCGCTTAAATCGGCCGTCCCCGACGCTGGGCAAATCGCGATCCTGCCGCCGCTCAACGGGGGCGTGATCGTTCAGTCCCTCCCAGCCTATGTCGACGCTACTCTAGCCTGGGCGTTCGCTGCTGGCGCGGAGGTTCTGAACCTGTGCGATCAGCTTCCGCCGTATAGCGTCACCAATGGCTATGGCATCTGGCAGGACACGCTTCACTTCAACGCATTTGGCGGCCGCTATTTTGCCGACCGCATGAACTTCCACTTCCTGCATCTGAAAGGATAAGCGCCATGGCTGCTAGTTCTGTACTTCGCCTGGGCGGCGACCCGCTTCCTGGTCTTGGTTATCTGCCGTTGTCGGCATGCAACATACCCGTGACGGATGGTTTGGTCGGTGCCCATTTCTTCAACATGGGCGCGGATATGGCCATCAAGAACTTTGCGGGGGGCGACGATGCAGTCTTCGTCGGCGCACCGATTGAGCATGAAGGCTACATGGGTCTAAGTGGCCCCGGCTATGGCGCGGGCTATTTGCAGACCAACATTCTGGAAACTGCGGCAGGTAATCAGCTGCTCATTGCACGGCGACCGGGAGATCTGTCCTGCGGAATGTTCGGAACCTATGCAGGCAATACTGATGCGGGCATCGGCGTCTATGGACAGACTGAGGACTATTGGAAATATGTTGTCGGCAAACAGCCCGATACCGCCGAGCAGATGACGATCAGTGGGGATATCAACAGCTGGGCGATCCTCGAAACATCGCAGCCCGCTACCGGTTTCCAATCCATCCGCAACCACACCACCGGCTCGTCCAACACAGCGATCTACAATACGAATCGTGATGTGAGTGGTCGAACCTATCGCATCGGCCGGCTATATGGATCGGGGTTTATCGGGCCTGTCGATATTGCTTGCGCGCTGTTCTTCGATCGACAGTGGCTGGACGAAGAGCGAGCGGCAATGGTGCTTTGGGCACGGCAGTTCGCAGCCGACAACGATATCCCAGCTTAACCCGTCTGTCAGACCCCGGAGCGTCATCGGGAGGTGAAAGCGCTCCGGGGCCAGAGGCACGGCGGGCCGCAAAACGCTCCGGCCTCCAACCACTTAGCTAAAGTCTTGTCTGGCGCGCCCAATATCTTTCGGCCGCCAATCGCACGTGCATTTGCCGGAGCCTCGTGCCGGTAACAGCCCCTGCTACCCTGCCTCTCCCTTCGCGCGCGCGAACCGCCGCGCCATGCCGTTGTCAGGATCGGCCTGAGCAAGGGGCAGCATCATCATGATCAGTATCAGCCTGAACGCGCGGCCTTCACGCCATGCCGATCCGCACCGGGCCGGCGCCTGATCCATGTCCGACGAACCTACTACCGCGCAATGGCTGCTCGGCGGCGGCGGGCTGTTCGGCCTGGGCGCCGGCGCGCGCTGGCTTATCGAATGGTGGGGCAAGCGGGATGAGCGGCAGCAGGAACGCGCAGCCCGGCTGCAGGGGGAAGAATCACAGAAGGTGCAATCGCTCAACATCCGCGTCGACCAGCTCGAAGAGAAGATCACCCGCCTGACCGTGGCGGTGAACATCCTGGTGGCGAAAGAATATCGGTCCGATCCCAATAGCCCGGAGCTGCTGCAGGTGCGCGCCATCCTGGGCGATGCCTTCCCGCTGCACCTGCATGTCCCTGCCGATATGGAATCCAGATTGGAGCAGATCCCATGACCCTCATTTCCGACAACGCGTTTGTGTGCCTGTTCCAGGCGCGCTTCGGCCTGGCGTCCGATGGCGTCGCCGGGGTGCGCACCATCGGCAAGCTCGGCGAAACCGCGCCGATCGCCTTGCCCCACGTCACCCTGCCGCTCGACGATGACGCATTCGTGCGCCTGTTCCAGCAGCTGCATGGCCTGGTCGTTGATGGCTGGGCGGGCCGCGACACCATCGCCAAGCTCGATCGCATCGCTCCGCCTCAGGATCTGCCGGCGGTCGGCATCCCGGCCAGCTACTGGCCGATGCTGTCGAAGATCGAAAGCGGCGACCGGCCCTATGTGAAGGCGTCGACCTCCAGTGCGTCCGGCCTCTATCAGTTCATCAAGTCCACTTGGGCGGCCGAAGGCGGCAAATGGGGCGGCGATATGGCGCTGGCCTTCGGCGGCCTGAAGCCCACGCCCGATGAGCAGACCGATCGCGCCAGGAGCTTCACCCGCAAGAACGCGGTCTATCTTCAGAGCAGGAAGATCCCGATCAACCGCGCCACCCTCTATGCCGCCCATTTCCTCGGGCCGCTGACCGCCGCTGCCATCATCGGCGCCGACATCAATGCCCGCGCCGACGAGATCGCCGGCCCTGCCGCGACCAAGGCAAATCCGTCGATCCTGCGCGGCAAGACCGTCGGTAACTTCTTCACCTGGCTCAAGGGCAAGACCGGGGAGTGGGCACGGTGAAGCTGCCCCCCATCACTATGGCCACTGCCCGCATCATCGCGGGCGGTGGCTCCTTCGCGCTCACCATCTTCGTCCTGGTCATGATCCTGATCCGCCCGGAGCTGGCGCAGAATGACCTGTTCAAGAGCCTGGCGCAGGCGATCGTCATTCAAGGCTTGATCGGCCTAGTCATGGCCTTCCTGTTCACCGGCGCGCAAAATGGGGGCAAGGGCGAATGATCCGCCGCCTGATCCTGTTGCCCGTCCCGATGTCTGCGCTGCTGCTGACCGCTGCCTGCCAGACCGTGCCGGCCATCTCCTGCGACAATGCCGCGACCGTGCGCACGGCGGCGCAGCTGACCATCCGCGCGATCGACCGGGCCTGCCCCATCCCGTGAGGCAGCAGGAAGATATCCCCGCCGACCTGTCTGAACTGATCCGGCTCGGCTCGATCGCATCGGTCGATCTTGCCGCCGCGCGCTGCACCGTGCGCTATGGCGACCCGGATGATGAGGATGGCGGCGCCGAAACGCCACCGATCCGCTGGCTCGCCCCGCGCGCCGGTATGACGCGCAGCTGGTCGCCGCCCAGCGAGGGCGAGCAAGCACTGTTGCTCGTCCCCGATGGTCAGATCGCCGCCGCCATCGCCCTGGTCGGGATCTGGTCCGACGCCTTCCCCCCGCCCGGATCCACCCTGGCCGAACTGGTGGAATATGCGGACGGCGCGCGCGTCGGCTATGATCCGGAGGCGCATGCGCTGACCGCCATCCTGCCCGCCGGCGCCACCGCCCTGGTCGAGGCACCAGGCGGCCTCACCATCCGGGGACCGGTGCGGATCGAGGGCGACGTGGATCTGCAGGGCGGCATAACCGCCACCGACGATGTCACCGCCGCCGGCATCAGCCTCAAGTCGCACAAGCATGGCAATGTCCAGGCCGGCGCCGCGCAGTCCGGGCCGCCTGTCGCGGGGTAGCACCGCCTCCTACCCCGCCTCGCCCTTCGCGCGCGCGACATTGCGGGCCATGGCTCGTGGCTATGAAGGGCATGAGCGCCAGCACCGGAAAGGCGATCGAGGGCGCGGATCATCTCGCCGGCTCGATCGCCGATATCCTGACCACCCCGCTGAATTCGCGGCTGATGCTGCGCGACTATGGCTCGTTCATCTTCGACCTGATCGACCAGCCCTTGAACGCGGCAACGGCGATGCTCCTGCGCGCGGCGACGGCCGTCGCGCTGCGCCGCTGGGAACCGCGCATCAAGGTGACCCGCGTCACCCTCTCCGGATCGCCGGCGCAGGGCAATCTGGCCATCACCATCACCGGCACCCGAACCGACGTCCCGGCGGCGACGGCGCGCACGACCCTTTCCATCCCGCTTCCTTCGACCATAGCCAGCTGAAAGGCTTCCCATGCACGGCATCACCATCCGCGAAACAACCCTCGGCGCCCGCACCATCCTGGCCTCCAGCCTTGGCTATATCGGCCTGATCGCCACAGCAACGGCCGCTATCGGCGCCCCGACCACCGAACTGGACGCGGCTTTCCCGCTCAACACCCCCGTGCTGGTGACCGACGTCGACGCCGCCGCCGGCAACGCCGGAACCGGCGGCACGCTCAAGGCCGCGCTGGAGGCGATCGGCGACCAGACCAGCCCGATCGTCATCGTCGTGCGGGTGGCGCCGGGCGATGACCAGGCCGAAACCGACGCCAATGTGATCGGCGGCACTGACGGCAATCTCTACACCGGCATCCAGGCGCTGCTGGCCGCCGAAAGCAAGGTCGGCATCCGCCCCCGCATCCTGGGCGCGCCGGGCCTGGACAGCGAGGCGGTGACGGCGGAGCTGGTGGTGGCGGCGAAGAAGCTGCGCGCCCGCGTCTATGCACAGGCGCACGGTGACGACGTCGCCGAAGCCATTCTCTATCGCGACAATTTCGGCGACCGCGAACTGACGCTGATCTGGCCCGACACGTCCGATGCCGCGCCCGGCGATGCCGTCGCCCGTGCGCTGGGCCTGCGGGCGAAGATCACGGAGGAACAGGGCTGGCACAAGACGCTGAGCAACGTGACGATCGGCGGCGTCACCAGCATGACCCGCGATGTCCATTTCGACCTGCAGGACGAAAGCAACGACGCCGGCCTGCTCAACGCGGCCCAGATCGTCACCCTGATCCGCAGCGACGGTTTTCGCTTCTGGGGTAACCGCACTTGCGCCGGCGATGATCAGCCTGAATTCAGCTTCGAAAGCGCGGTTCTGACCAGTTTCGCCTTGCAGGACATGATCCTGTCGGCGGTGAAGCCCTTCCTTGATCAGCCCATGACCGTGGGCCTCATCAAGGATGTGCTGGAAACCATCAACGCGCAGCTGCGCCAGCTGGTGGTGGACGGCCGCCTGATCGGCGCGCTCGCTTATTATGATCCGTCGAAGAACAGCTCGACGGCGCTGGCGTCCGGTCGCCCGACCATCAGCCTCAAATATACGGCGGTCGCGCCGCTGGAAAACCCGATCATCGAACTGATCAACACGGCCGAATATTATGACGGCTTCGCTGACCAGCTCGCCTGATCTTCTCGCCTCACCCGACTGCTAAAGGACTAGAGCCATGGGCCTGCCCCGTAACCTTGTGAACATCAACGCCTACAAAAATGGCGTCTCCTATCTCGGCGTCGTCTCCGAATTCGAACAGCCCAAGCTGGCGATCGAGACGGAGGATTATCGCGGCGGCGGCATGGTCGGCGCGGTCAAGCTCGACAAGGGCGTCGCCGCGATGGAAGCGACCCTGACCTTCGGCGGCCATGAAGTCAGCCTGGTCCGCGAATTCGGCACCACCAGTGTGGAAGGGACGCGCCTGCGCCTGGTCTGCGCCTATCGTGCCGACGACGGCAGCGCCGCCCAGGCGGTCGAGATCTATGCCGGCGGCCGCTTCACCGAAATCGACCTGGGCAAGGACAAGCCCGGTGACCAGACCGAGCATAAATACACCGCCGCGCTCTCTTACTATCGCCGCGTCGTCGATGGCCGCACGGAGGTGGAGATCGACTTCATCCAGGGCGTCTTCATGGTCAACGGCATCGATCGCTATGCGGAGATAATGGCGATCCTGATGGGCTGACACCCGCATCCAGATCCGCCGGGCGGCCTTATGCGGGGCTGCCGTCCGGCGGTGGGCCGGTGGGGTCTTTCTTCTCCTCATCCCCCATCGGCCCATTCGCCCCGCCGCAAAGGATCACCGCATGACCGACCCGCAAGTCGCTGCCGCCAGCGAAAACAAGAACCGCTTCGAAACCGTCACCCTCAACACGCCCATCATCCGCGGCGAAACGACGATCGAGAAGCTGACCCTGCGCAAGCCCAAGGGCGGTGAACTGCGCGGCCTGACCCTGCAGGACATTCTCCAGACCGATATCGGCACCATCATCACCCTGGTGCAGCGCATCTCCGACCCGATCCTCATCAAGGATGAGGCGGACAATCTGGAGGCTGATGACCTGGCCGAAATCGGGGGCACGATCCGTGGTTTTTTTATGACGACGACGGAGAAGAAGGCGATCGAAAGCTACGTCGCGGGACTGATGCCTACGACCTGATGGCCAATATCGCGGCGGTTTTCCACTGGCCCCTGTCGGAACTGCGCGAACTGGACCTGGCTGAACTGATCGAATGGAGCGGGCGGGCTAATGCCCGCTTCAACGCCATGTGGGGCGGCAAGGAAAGCTGATGAACAATAAACTCTCCCTGCTCGTCAACTTCATCGGCGTCGACAAGATGTCGGGCGCGCTGAAGAACATCGTCGGCCTGGGCGGAAAAGGGTCCAAATCCCTGCGCGCCCTGACCGGCGATGCGCGCAAGCTCACCCGCGACATGCAGTCGGTCCAGCGAGAGATTGCCAAGGGCAGCGGCAACGTCACCCAACTGGTCGAGCGCGAACGGGATCTCGAACGCCAGCTCGTCGCCACCAACAACCAGCTGCAGCGCCAGCGCCGCCTGGCCGCGATCGATGCTGATCGGCAGGCGATGCACCGGCGCGGTCAGGATCTGAAGGACAAGGGCAGCGATAACATCGTGCGCGGCGCCGCGCTGGCCGCGCCCTTCATCCTCGCGACCAAGGCCGCCGGCGAGTTTTCCAGCGGCATGGTCGATATCCAGCAGAAGGCGGAGCTGACCAACCAGGAAACCGACCGGATGGCGAACAGCATCGTCTTGCTCGCCGCCGCCGCGCGCCAGCTGCCGGAGGATATGCGCGCTGGCGTCGACGTCCTGTCGGGCTTCGGCATCGATCCCCGCACCGCGACCCAGATGATTGGCCCGATCGGGCGCCTGGGCACCGCGTTCAAGGTCGAAATCGCCGATGGCGCGTCAGCCGCCTATGCCAACCTCAACAATCTGAAGGTGCCTCTTGCCCAGACGGCGGCCGCCCTGGACGTGATGGCCGCCGCCGGTAACGCCGGCGCCTTCGAGGTGAAGGACATGGCGCGCCATTTCCCCAGCCTGACGGCGCAAATGCAGGCGCTCGGACAGAAGGGCGTCCCGGCCGTCGCCGATCTGTCCGCCGCACTGCAGATCGCCCGACGCGGCGCCGGCGACGCGGACGAGGCGGCGAACAACGTCCAGAACCTGCTGAGCAAGATCAACGCACCGGCGACGGTGAAGGCCTTCGAGAAGAGCTTCGGCATCGATCTGCCGGCGGCGCTCAAACAGGCATATGCCAAGGGGAAAACCCCGCTGGAGGCCATCGCGGATCTGGCGGTGAAGGCAACCGGCGGCGACATGACCAAGCTGGGCTATGTTTTCGAGGATATGCAGGCACAATCTGCTCTGCGCTCCCTGATCCAAAATATGGATGATTTCCGCAAGATGCGGGCAGATATTGCCAAGGCGTCGGGCACCACCGATCGCGCCTTCGACCAGCGCGTGGCGCGCGACGCGACCGTGCAATGGCGGGCACTGATGGGCACCATGTCGGCGACGGCGCTGACCGTCGGCACGGCGCTGTTGCCGGTCGCACAGGATCTGATGGGCACCGTGTCGTCGATCGTCCTCGCCGTGTCGAGCTGGGCCAACGCCAATCCGCAACTGTCGGCCTCGATCGTAAAGGGTGCCGCCGCACTGCTGGCTTTCCGCATGGGATTGGGCGTGGCCCAATATGCGTTGGGGTCAATCATCGGCCCGCTGGGGTCGGTCATCTCGATCGCGCGGCGTGCCGGGCCGGTGCTGGGCCTTCTGCGCACGGCCGCGCTCTTCATGGGGCAGGGCTTCCTGCGTGCCGGCGCGATGATGCTCGCCAATCCGATTGTCCTCATCATCACCGCCATTGTCGTCGCCCTCGGTGCGGCCGCCTACCTGGTCTACAGCCATTGGGACAAGATCAGCGGCGCCTTCAAGGCCGGTGTCGCCTGGGTGAAGGGCGCGATCGGCGGCTTGCCTGACTGGATGCGCAACATCGGGTCGATGATGATGCAGGGCCTGTTGTTCGCCATCAATCCCATGGCGCTTGGCAAACGGCTCATCGACATGGCGAAATACGGCATCCAGCAGTTCAAGGCCTATCTCGGCATCAAGTCGCCCTCGCGCGTCTTCATGGCGCTGGGCGGTCATGTCGCGGGCGGCCTGGAACGCGGCATCGACGGCAATCGCCACGGCCCTGCGCGGGCCGCTGGGCGCATGGCCGCCGGCGTCCTGGCCTCAGGTGCGCTCGCTATGGCATCGCCCGCTGCCGCCGGCGCGCGAGGCCGTGGCGGGGCTGCTGATCCGCCGCCTTCCGGTAACAGCTATCATTTCCATATTAAGCAGCTACCGGGCGAAGATGCTGAGGCGCTGGCGGAAAAGGTTATGGAGAAGATCCGCAACGCGGATGAGCGCCGGCGCCGGCGCGGCTTCGAAGACGATTGACCCGTTGCAGTCTGAGCGACAAACTCCCTTTCAGATTTTGGCTGGGGGTGGGGAATGCAGACAACTGGCTTCTCGGGAGAATATTGGAACCTGCACCGAAACAGCCTCCTATTTTCATCCGCTCTTTTTGTTGTGTCGATCTCTGCAAAATCCGGCACATTCGGCATCTTCGGCATGACGTTCGAACAAGTAGGAACCCGCGCTTTCGTCCTGCTGCTCGCTATTGCAGCAACATATGCGATCATCGCTTTCCTGTTGGAGTGGCAAGCTGAATGCTGGCCTAGCGTTCAGGTCGAAACGACAAAGCTACGGGACGCAAGTCGTGCCATCGCCGAATCCACCACAAAAATGACTAACTCGCTCGAAAGCGTTGATTCGCTCATAGCCGCACATAGAGACTTAGCGGGTCGGTTGAGTGAAAATGAGTTGCCGCTTCGAAGCCAGACGATCGATGACGCGACAGAGCAAGCATTGAAAATGACCAGAGAAAAGGCTGAGAAGGATTTTAGGATCACAGCGACTCAGCGGGCAGTGCCGTCAGAAGAGTTCGAGAAGATGATGGACGATTATATGCGGTCCGCTGAAAACTTCTCTATCTACTTGAGAGAAAACGCTTTGGGGATGATTGTCATAGCCGGTAAGCAATTTTACGATGATATCAGCAAACTCGATCAATCGCTGACTGATATAAAGAACGACGTCGCGGCGGCCAAAACTGCGATGGTGCGACTCCCTCTTCAACTGGTTCCGCCTTTTTCATTGTCGATGACGCGAGGACTGCTGGTTGCCGCGCTGGTCCCCGGTTTGGCTTATGTGGTCGCAATCGCCCATGCACTCTGGCAGACCGGCCTGCATTGGTTCTCTTCTCCATTGGTGGCCTGGTTGCGAGGGTAACAGCCCGCGCTACCCTGTCCGGCCCTCCCCGCGCGCGCGTAACCGCGCCATATCCGGCCGATGGCCACGCTCCCCATCGTCAGCCCGGCGCACCTGATGACGCTGGGTATGTTCATCTTCGGCATGGACACCATCCCCTATCAGGATCTGCAGCGGCGCATCAGTTGGCGACATGAGTCCATGGACCGCTTCGGCGCGCGCCCCGCCAACCAGTTTGCCGGCCCCGGTGAGGATCTGGTGACGATCGCCGGCCTGGTCGTGCCGGAGGTCGCCGGCAGCTATGCCTCCATCGATCGGCTGATCGAAATGGGCGACACCGGCGACAACTGGCCGCTGGTCGACGGGCTGGGCTATGTCATGGGCCATTACCAGATCGAGACTATGGACCTTGGCCATGTCGGCATCATGGCCGGCGGCCTGCCGCGCGGCCAGCAGTTCACCATGGATCTCAAGCGGGTCGACGGATGACCGCCAATCGCGCGGCAATGCGCCTGACGCTCGACGGCGCCGATCTGGCGGACAAGGTCAACCCGCGCCACATGGAGCTGACCCTGACGGAAAAGCGCGGCGGGGAGGCGGACGAGCTGAGCCTCACTCTGCAGAATGCGGACAGGCGCCTGGCGCTGCCGGATCCCGGAAAGATCATCGCGCTGGCGCTGGGCTGGGAAGCGGGCGACGATGTCACCCCTGGCCTGGTCGAAAAGGGCCGCTTCACCGTGGATGAGGTGGAGGCATCTGGCCCGCCCGACCGGATCACGATCCGTGCGCGATCGGCGGATCTCTCGGGCAGCTATCGCCGGCGCCGCACCAAGGCCTGGAAGGACGTCACCTTGGGCACAATCCTCTCCGACATTGCCGGCCGCCATGGCGTCACCGCGCAGGTGCATCCAGACCTGTCGGGCAAGACCATCACCATCGATCAGAACGGCAAGTCAGACATGGCCTTCGTCAAGGATCTGGGCAGCCGCTTCGACGCCGTCGCGACATGGAAGGATCGGCGCCTGATCTTCATGCCGGTAGGAAGCGACACGACCCCCAGCGGCACCGCTATTCCCGGCCTCACCCTGACCCGCCGCGATGTCTGGCCTTGGAGCTTCACCCGCGCCGAACGCGACGAGAATGATGGGGTGCAGGCGCAATGGCATGATCAGGCGTCCGGACGGAAGAAGACCCATTCAACCGGCGGCGACAACCCCAAGCGTCTGAAACGCGTCTATGCGAGCGAGGCCGACGCCAGGCAGGCCGCCGACGCCGAAGCGAAGAAGCGCGCGCGGGGTGGCTATCGTTTCGAATATGACCTGGCGCTGGCGGATTGCCGCATCACGCCAGGTCGCAAAGTCACCCTGTCGGGCTGGGGCAGCACGATCGATGCTGTCAAATGGCTGGTCGACACGGTTGAGACGACGTTCAACGATCGCGGCATCCGGCAGAAGATCACGCTGGAGAGCGCATGATCGCTATTTCTGTGTTCCCGTGTCCATGCCGAGATCCTTTTCGGTCGCGCCCAGCTCCATCGCTTGCCCAACCAGGCCAGCAACGCAACTGAGGGTGCCTGCCTGCACCGCATCGGTGATGTCTTTAAGCTCTGCTAGGCGAGCGACACCGCCGCCATCGAGCGCTTCCTTCATCTTGCCAGCGGACGCCCAGCGGGCGCTGTAGGTGTTTTCGCAGACCTCGCGCGTTTCAGTCAGCTTGGCGAACGCCGCCTTGCCGACACTGCTGGGTACCTCAATCGCCCGGATTGCCGACGACGTGCCCAGGCATGTCTGCTCCATCGAATTGGCCGCCTGATAGAGCGCTATCGCGTCGCCAGCTTTCCCTGCTGCAGCCACGCCTTTACCGGCCGCGTCGCACGGTCCGATCGCCGTTAGAATATTGCGATAGAATTGCGCGGCGTCGGCCTTCGCGGTTGCTGCTGGCTTCTCCGGCGCGGAGGCCACACTTGCCTTGTCGCCGGACGTGTAGACGCAATAGCTGAGGAGCAGCACGATCCCAAGGCAACCGATGCCAGCGGCCAGATTGCTCTGGTCCTGCTGTTTCTTCGCCGCGGCCAATTCTTCAGCGGTGAATTCTGTGCGGCAATGCTTGCAGATAGAGGCATCCGCCTTGATGACTTCCTTGCACTTCGGACAGAGGCGCTCGCCCAGCCCCGGTTTCTTCGCCATGTTCCCCCCTGCATCAACGCACTAAATGTCAGGCCACTCTTCATCCGGATAGAAGCGATCGTCGATGGATTCGCCGTGATCCTGATCACGGGTTGGCATGGCCGATGAGGACGGCAGAGCTGGCGCTTCGCCATCAAAGGCAACGCGGATCCACGTGCTGCCCTGCGACATGCCCTGGAAGATCGCCTGGACCTCATGCCCCAGCCGCATCAGCTGGCCGATCCGGCCGCAACGCTCGGCCGATAGATATCCGATCTGGACACCCCGCGCCGAATAGACGGCTATTGCCAGCGGATCATGTTTGTTGGTCGGCTCCGGGCGCAGTTCGATCGGCTCGCCCGGCGGGCAAAGCAATATTTCGAAGCGGCGATCGGAGCCATCGACATTGGGATGTTGCGCGCCGACCACGGCCAGGGACATCGCCTGCAGCGCGCCCGCCATGGTCAGACGCTCTTCACCACCGCGACGACGCGGCCAACGATGAACAGGTCGCCGTCACTGGCGAAATCATCGCGGATCAGCTGATTGTCGGAACTGATGCGGATCGTGCCGTCCGGCTGCGCGCGCAGGCGCTTGATCATGCCCCAGCCCGAATAGACGATGGCCCAGATCTTGTCGCCCATTTCGGGGCGCGTCTGTGACCGGTCGATGATCACGACGTCCTGGTCGTGGATCGTGGGCATCATCGAATCGCCAGCACCCCTAGTGCTGCAAAGCATGTGCGGCGGTGAGCTGGTGAACTGACTGATCCAGCTGCGCGAAAACTTGACCTTCGCCACCTCGATATGATCGGTGTCGAGGAAGGTGCCGCCCATGCCGTATTTGAGATCGATGCTGTCGATCTCGACCAGATCTTCGTCGATTTCGACCACCGGTTGGGCTGCGGCGACCAGCTGCCTCGACATGCCGGCATCGTCCGTCTCGCCCATCAGATATTCGGCGGTTGTGTCCAGCTCGCGCGCAATCTTGTGCGTGTGCTTCGAACCCTGTGCCGGCTCGTTCATCAATTTCCAGATTGCCGTCGGCGACACACCGACCCGGCGCGCCAGTTCGCTCTGGGTCAGGCCCTTGTCGGCCATCAGGGCCATGAGACGATCACTGCGGAACACAGGCTGACCATTACAACCTTGGTAAAAATCAGCGATGCAACTTTTCTTATTGCGCCGTCCCGCAACCTTAGTTAAAACATCAACCATGGTTCAAACGCTTACCCCTTATGAAGCGCTGACGCAGGCGATCGATGTCGCTGGCTCACAGTCGGAACTCGCCCGCATTTGTGGGGTCTCGCCCACCGCTGTCTGGAAATGGGTGCAAAGCTCCAAGCGCCTGCCCGGCGAATATGTGCTGCAGGTTGAGGCGGCCACCGGCGTTCCTCGCCATCTGCTCCGCCCGGACCTGTATCCCCTCGATCTGCCGCAGGCGCCCAAGCGCTGGTATGGCACGGATCGCCACACCGGCGCCCGCATCTACGGCCTAGATCGCCGGCAGGGCCGTGTCGCCTTGGATCGCGGCGCCGAAACCAAGGGAGCCGCGCTGTGACCAAGATCCGCGAACCGCTCACCTATGAGCGCACCCTGACCACCATCGCCCAGGTCATTGGCTGGGATCGCTGCGCCGCCATCTGCGGGGTCAAGTCGGTGGAGGCCGTGCGCCGCTGGTCGGATCCCGACTGCGAGACGGAAATCCGCCTGATCGATGCCGAACGGCTCGACCGCGCCTTCCTTGATCATGGCGGCGACCATGCGCCCTTTCATCGTCTGCACGGCCTGCGCCTTGATCTCGCCGGCAGGGACGCCCCCGACCTCTGCCTGGCCGGCCTCGCCGGTTCCTCCGCCAAGGAAACCGGCGAGGCCATTGCCGCCATCATCGCGGCCGCCAGCTGCACCGATATCCGCACCACGCGCCGCGCCCGCAAGGAAGTGCATGACGCGATCGACACGCTGAAAACCGCGCTCGCCGCCATCGAGCGCCGCGAAACGGGGGAAGGCAAATGATTCATCAGCAACCACCGCGCCCGCTGGTCGAGGCGCCCCTGCAGTTCCGCATGTCGTCGGGCGGTGAGAAGGCCAAGCAGAACAGCCTGGCCATCTGCCCCAAATGCGACGCGCCGGCCTTCATCCGCCGCAGCACCCGCGTGACGGAGAAGGTGAAGCATCTGGATGCGCACTGCACCAACACCGGTTGCGGTCACACCTTCGGCCTGGAGCTGGTGTTTCGTCATACCTATTGCCCCGGCCTGATCGAGCGGCCGGATCTGGATCTGCCGATCTGCCCGCGCGACCAGGTGCCCCATGTCCTGCCGCCCGCCCGCGATGCCGGCGATGATCCCAACCAGCTGACCATGTTCGCCGGCGGCTGATCCGCCGGCCCACCCACCATCCATTGCCGAATTTGAACAACGCCCGCGCTGCGGGCGAGGGGGAAACTGTGTCTACGAAAGACGAGACCGCCGCACTCAAGGTGCGGATCGATGATCTGGAAACCGTGCTGGGCAATATGGCCAGCGTCATGCGCAGCAGCGGTCGTCTGCTCGCCCTGGCCGGCCTCGACCTGCTGGAGGACGGTGAAAAGCGCACCGCCCGCGCGCTCAGCGAACACGCCGCCGAACTGTGCGCCGTATCGAAGCACCTGCTGCGCAGGGGTGCCGACCGGTGAACCTCGAAGCCGATATTCTCAAGGGCCTGACCGATAAGTTCCGTTTCAAGAAGACGGGCGGCGCCTGGCTGCAGGAAGGGCTCTGCCCCGATTGCGGTAAATGGGAAGCCTTCTGCGCTGCCAAGGATCCAAAGATCGTCCGCTGCGGCCGCCAGGAGCGGTGCGGATGGGAAGAGAGCGTCCGCAGCCTGCTCCCCGATCTGTTCGAGGATTGGTCCAAGCGTTTCCCCACCACCAACACCAATCCGAACGCTGCCGCCGACGCCTATCTGCTCCACGAACGCGGGCTGGATCTCCAGCATCTGCGTGGCAGCTATAGCCAGGAAGTCTATCGCGACCACGATAGCGGCCATTCCGGGGCCACGATCCGCTTCCAGGTCGGTGACAGCTGGTGGGAACGCATCATCGATCGACCCGGCCGTTTCGCGAAAAAGGCCCATTTCAAGAAGGGCAGCAAGCCCGGCGGTCACTGCTGGATCCCGCCCAAGCTGTTTTTCGAGGACTATGCCAAGGCGGACCAGGTCTGGATCTGCGAGGGCATCTTCAACGCCATGGCCCTCTATCAGGGCGCCGGCCTGCTGACCGTGTCGGCCATGTCCTGCAACTATTGGCCCGAACATTTTCTGGACCAGCTCAAGGAAGAGATCCGCTCATTGAAGCGGTCGACCCGCCCGGAGCTGGTCTTCGCCTTCGATCCCGGCGCCGCCGGCGTCAAATGGGCGCGCAAGTTCGTCGACCGCGCCGCAGCGGAAGGCTGGGCCGCCACGGCCGCGCAGGTACGCCCCGATGGGGAGGGCACCACTCTCGACTGGAACGATCTGCTCCTGCGCCACCAAGAGTGGAAGGGAGATCCCGAAAAGGCGCCGCTCTCCGAAGAGGCGATCAAGGGCTATCTCTGGAACGGCTCCGTCACGCTGGCCAAGACGCAGCGGGAAAAGGCGCGGCTCATCTTTGCCCGGACCAGCCTCGCCAGCTTCGATTTCCGCCACGACAACCGCCTCTGGTGGTGCCGCTCCGTCTGGAAGGATGATGAGCATGAGCTGCAGGTGGAGGAGATCGCCAACTGCGCCTTTCGCATGCTCTATCGCGAGCGGGACGAGGTAGCCGACGAAACCAATTATTTCCTGCAGGTCGATTTCCCTGATCAACCCACGGTGAAAGCCCGTTTCACCGCCGCCACCTGCTCCAACCCCGGCGAATTCAAGAAGCGGCTCATGGCCTTCGCCGGCATGTGGAGCGGATCGGGCGAACAGCTCGACCGGCTGATGCGCAACCAGACCCGCCGGTTGAAGGTGGTCGAACCCATCCCCTTCACTGGCTATTCCGCACCGCATCGCGCCTGGCTGTTCGGCGACATCGCCGTGCGCGATGGCCGGATCGAAAAGATCAATGGCGAGAATTATTTCGATTTCGGCAAGCAGGCGGTGAAGCTGCGCAGCCCGGAACGGCTGCTCGACATCCACTATGATGCAGACAAGATCGCATTCCCCTGGGTGGAACATCTCTGGATCGCCTATGGCCCCAAGGGGCTGGTGACGCTGGCCTTCTTCGTCATGAGCTTTTTCGCGGTCCAGATCCGCGATCGGCACAAGACGCTGGGCTTCTTGGAACTGACCGGCCCGCCGGGATCCGGCAAGTCGACGCTGATCGAATTTTGCTGGAAGCTCGCGGGCCGCGCCGGATACGAAGGGTTCGACCCGAACAAGGGCACCCCCGCCTTCATCGCGCGCAGCCTGCTCAAGGTGTCGAACCTGCCGGTCGGCTTCATGGAAAGCGGCCGCGACGATGAGAAGCGCAGCGGAACGCGCCAGTTCGATCCCAACGAATTGCTGGTACTGTACGGCGGCCGCTCCCCGCGTGGCCTTGGCCAGAAGTCGAACGGCTACGAAACCAGCGAGCCGCCATTCAATGGCGCCATCTACCTCATGCAGAATGAGCGGATCGACGCGCATCCGGCGGTGCTGGAGCGCCTCATGTCGACGCCGATCGACAAGGCGCGCTGGTCGGAGGCAACGCGCGAATCTGCCGTCCGCCTTGAAACATGGCCGATGGAGGAGGTGTCGGGGACGATCGTGCATATCGTCCGCAACGAGGCGAAGTTCCTGAAATTCTTCTTCGATCGCTACAATCACCATGACCGGGCGATGCCGGCGCGAGTGCCTGGCCTGACCAACAGCCGACCGATCAAGACGCACTCTCAGCTTGCGGCCGCCGTCGAAGCGCTGGCCGACCTGTTCCCCGTCCAACCGGCCTGGATCAAGGAAACGGTGGAGCTGGTCGACGCCATGGCGCTCGATCGTCAGCAGAGCAGCGGCGGCGATCATCCGCTTGTCGCCCGCTTCTGGGAGCAGGTCGAATATCTGCTCGATCGCGAAAAGCTGGAAGATCACGCCATCGGCAAGTCGATCAACCAGCATCGCAACCCCGGCAAGATCGCCATCCGCCTGGTCGAATTCGAAGCGCGCTGCCGCAACGCCGGCATCGTCCCGCCCGACCTCGACAAGCTCAAGAAGGTGCTGCGCGGATCCAAGAGCCGGAAATGGCTCGCCACCGACAATGTCAACAATCCGGCCAGCCAGATCGTCCGCTGCTGGATCTTCGAAAACCCCCAAAGCCCGGAGAATGTCCTGTGAACCAGCGTCCTGTTCTGCGCCCTGCAAACGCGCGTCCCGCGCCCGCGCCCATGCCGCCCTTCATCATGATCTGCGCGCGGTGCCGTGTCGAACATCACTCGACCGAACCGAACCTGCCGGAGGGCTGGGCCATCATCGTCGCCGGCGTCCGCTGCCCCGATTGCAAGCCTGTCGCGAAAAAGGCGGTGACCCATGGCTAAGCATCGCTGCGATGTCGCCGGCTGCGGCCGCAGCCGCCCCCGCTATCAGCGGGTCTGTGGCCGGTGCTTCACCGTCCTGCCGCGACAGCCCGTCCTGGCGCTGATCGCCGCCTATCGCCTGGGCGACCGCCCCATCTGGCGCGCGCTGCAGAAGAAGACCGGGCGCCTGCTCGAAAACCATCTCGCCTGCAAGACGCGGCTGCTCAGCCAGCGCGCCGGTCGCTTCGACCGGACCATGCCGCACGTCAGCGCCCAGCAGGCCTTTCTCAACCACCAACGCCTGCTCGGTGAGCAGGACTGACAAGGAAGCTCGACCATGACCAAACCTTGCAACTGTATCGCCGAAGTCAATAAGACCTTGGCGCAGCACAACACCATGCTGGTCTTCACCCTTTTTGGGACACCCTCGCGCGTCATCGTGGACACGACGCAGGTCGAAACCGGACGGGGCAAGAAGAAGGCCGCCGCCATGATCGCGACCTTCTGCCCGTTCTGTGGTGAGCGTTATGAACCGGAACCGGCCCGCCCGGCGACGTCGGCCGACTTGACCGCAATGCTGGACGATCCGACCGTAGCGGCGGCCGTCAATGAGCAGGCCGGGGGCCGCGCGGCATGATGCCCGCGCCCATCCTCCGCGCGCCGGCAGATCGTCATATCTGCAGCCTCGCGCTCTTCACCGCCGCGCAGCTGCGCTGCGTCGACAGCATCGCCCTGGCCGATCTGGGCCAGATCCTCGGCGATGCCGCCGATCGCCGCCGCGTCCCGCGCTTCACCGACAACAGCCAGCTCGTCCGCATCATGCAGCGCCTGGGCTGGCACAAGCAGGGATATGCGGGCGAAGGGGCGAGCAAAAGCCCCCTCTATGTCCGCGTCGCCACCGCCAACCTGAAGGAGGCGTCATGACCAGCCTGTCAATCGACGCGCTCGACCTGCGCAAGAACGAAATGCTGATGGTCGCCTACTCGAAAACGGCGAAGAAATGGTTCGCCTGCATTGGCCCAGACCGTGGCACCCAGCGCGCGGTTGGCGAGGGCGTCACGCCGATCGCCGCCTTCGCCGAAATGCTGATCGACCTCGGCGATCGACCGGACGCGATGCAGTGAACCCGCCCCGCTTCTCCCCCGTCGTCCCCTTCGCCATCGGCGTCGCCCTGGCCGCCCTCTGGCTTGCCAGCTGCCCGGCGCTGACCTGGCTCCTTAAAAGGATCTCCTGATGACCATCCTCACGCGGAAGCCTCCCGAACGACAGCCGATCCCCGCTGTCACCCGCATCGATCGCATTGCCTGCCCGCGCTGCGCCACCGTCAACTGCACCCGCCACCACGCGGCGACCCTGACCACGCGTCCTGTCGCGCATCACTGGAGGGGCGCCTGATGGGCCGCGTCCTGATTGCCTGCGAGCGCTCAGGCGTTGTCCGCCGCGCTTTCGAGGCGCTGGGGCATGATGCATGGTCCTGCGACATCGAGCCGGCGGACGACGGCAGCAACCGCCATATCCGCGGCAATGTCCTCGATCATCTGGACGACGGCTGGGACATGATGGCTGTCATGCACCCGCCCTGCACGATCCTGTGCAACAGCGGATCTAAGCACCTGTATCTCGGCATGAAGAAGGTGAACGGGATCAATCCCGAGCGCTGGGCCAAGCTGGAGGCGGCTTCGGCATTCTACCGTGCGCTCCGCGACGCGCATCAGATCCCGCGTCGAGTTGTCGAAAATCCGGTAATGCATGGGCACGCGATCCGACTGACCCGGCGCGGGCGGACGCAATTCGTGCATCCATATTTCTTCGGCGAGCCCTTCTTCAAGAACACCGGGCTGGAGCTGATCAATCTGCCGGCGCTCTCGCCGACCAACATGCTGGTGCCGCCTCGCCCCGGCACTGATGATCACAAGGCCTGGTCGCGCTGCCATCGCGAGCCGCCCGGTCCGGACCGCGCCCGCCGGCGCAGCGAAACCTATCCGTCGATCGCTGCCGCCATGGCGGAGCAATGGGGCGCTCTGCTGCCGGATCCGCAATATGACATGCTGGACAGGATGGCCGCATGACGGACCTGGTAGCCAATATCCGCGCCCGTCTCGCGCCGCTGCTGGAAGAGGCCGAAGGCGCGCTCGAACGCCGCGCCCGTCAATATCCTGACCTGGTCGCAAAAGGCCGGATGCAGGAGAAGGCTGCTGCCGATGAAATCCGCATCTGGACGGCAATCGTGGCGGACTGGCGGCGGGTCGTGTCTGGGCGGGGCGAGAAGGGCGCCGGCGCGACGGTCATGGAAAAGATCGCCGTTCTGACCGATGCCATCGCCCGCTATGACACCGCCCTGGCCAGCGAGATCCGCAACGCTGGCGAGCGCGTCCAGCGCGACTGCGCCATGGGCGCGGACCTCTATGCGCTGCGGGTTCTCCACGGCGCCAAGATCGATGGCATCGCCGACATCCATCAGCGCCGTGCGCGGATCGAGGATCTCGCCGAGCATTATAGGTGGGAGCTGCCGGGCCACACCGGCCTCTATGCCGGCATCGACGATTACCTGGCCTTCCATCAGCAGATCCGCGCCGATCGGCAGCAGCGAAAGGCCGCATGACCGACCAGTCCATCCTTCTGACCGAAACGGAAGCGGCCGATCGCCTGAGCCTCTGCGCGCGCACCCTGCGCAAGGAGCGCCAGGCGGGCCGTCTCCGCTATGTGTTGATCGGGCGCGCCATCCGCTACACTGTCGCGGATCTCGAATCGTACGTCGAGCAACTTCGCCAGGTGCCGCCCGCATGTCTGCCAGCTTCGCCCACCCGCCGCACCTCACTGGCGAAGCGCCGCGATCGCGGCGTCGTCGTGCCCTTCACAAGGCGACACACAGAGCGTTGAGCCGGTGACCGTCTACAAGCCTGAGGGCAAGCCCCACTATCTCTATGATTTCCAGTTCAACCATCGGCGCTATCATGGGTCGACGGGCTGCACGTCCAAGCGATTGGCGGAAGCGTTCGAGCGCCGAGAGCGCCATAAGGCGGCCCTGCCCGAAGAGCAGCGGCCGCCAATTACCGTGGATGAGGCCTGCGGCCTCTATCAGGAACATGCGGAGCATCTGCCCAGCTGGCCCACCATCAAGGGACTGACCGCCGCCCTGGTCGAAGGGCTGGGTGCCACGCGCCTTGTATCGGAGATCTCCCAGCGCGATTTTCAGATCTTCGTTGCGAAGCGCCGTGACGGCCGCTCCAACGCATCGGTCAACCGTGACATCGAGAACGCGCGCGCGATCTGGCGCCACGCGGCCGACACCGAATATGACGTCGGGCAGATGCCCAAATGGGGCAAGCTCTTCCTCAAGGTGGCAAAGAAGCCGCCCCGCGAACTCGACCTGACGGAGGAAAAGAAACTCTTCCTCGCGATCCGCAACGATGTGGCGGACGCGGTCGACTTCCTGCTCAAATCGGGCTGGCGCCGGGGCGAGGTGCTGGGCCTTCGCTGGGATGACGTGAACCTGCAGCGCAAGCAGGCCGTCACCCGGATCAAGGGCGGCGATTTCGTTGTGCGGCCGCTCACCTCGACGCTGGTCGAGATCATCGCGCGACAGCCCCAGGCCGACGATGATGAGGGCAAGCCATTCGTCTTCACCTATGTCTGCCAGAAGAGCCGCGGCAACCGCCGCGCCGGCAAGCGCTACCCGCTCACCGCGACGTCTCTGCGCAAGCCCTTCGAACAGGCCAAGGCCGATGCCGGCGTCGACAATTTCCGTATCCACGATCTGCGCCACACGCGTGGCACCCGCATCGTCCGCGCGACCGGATCGCTTGCTGCTGCGAAGGAAGCGCTAAAGCACAAGCGGATCGAAACGACGTTGCGCTATGCACATGTGCTGGATGAAGATGTGCGGAACGCCCTGGATGCGAGCGAGTCCCGACATAGTCCCGACCAATCGAAAAAGGGAAAGCGGAAAGCCTAG